TTACTCGCTCATCTTGGCACTGCGAAGACGCGTGACGTTCTCGCCCGTTTGCTTGGCAAACTCATGCGGCGTCACATGGTCCTCGCGGTTCGCCTCCAGAAACCGGCTCCACCAGGTCATGATCATCCGGCGCTCTTCGAGGAACTCGGCCTTGTGGGTATAAGCGGCGCGCACGTTGTTGCGTTCTTTGTGGCTCATCTGCCGTTCGATGGCCGTCTCTGACCAAAGTCCGGATTCGACCAGCGCACTGCACGCCATGGCTCGGAACCCGTGGCCGCAGATATCCACTTTGGTGTCATAGCCCATCGTCCTTAGCGCGGCATTCACCGTGTTCTCAGACATCGGTTTCCACGGTTTGGCATCTCCCGCGAACACCAGCTCGAACTTGCCGGTGATCGCGTGGATCTGCTCAAGCAAGCCCACTGCTTGCGGCGATAAGGGTACAACGTGAATGTCTCCGGCCATTTTCGTACCCCTTGTGGAAAACGGTACGCCGTCGAGCGCCGGGCGAGTGTCGGGGATCTCCCAGATGCCGCGATTGAGGTCGAACTCGTTCCAGCGGGCGAAGCGCAGCTCACTGGAGCGTACGAACACGTGCAGCGACAGCATCACGGTAAGGCGTGTGAGTGGACGACCTTTGTAGTCGTCGATGCGTGCTTGCAGCTCTGGCAGCCGCGATAAGGGTAGTGCGGGTCGATGTGTAACCCGTGGTGCTCTGATCGAGCCGTCGAGGTCGTGAGCCGGGTTCGCGGTGATCAGCCGCAGCCGTTTGGCTTCGCGCATGATGCTTTGCAGGTAGTTCTTGATCCTGAGCGCCACGTCGATGGTGCCGCGCTTCGTCACCGCTTCCAGTGGCTGCATGAGGTCGTGGGTGTCCAACTCAACGATTGCCCTGGCACCGAGCAAAGGGAATACATGAGTCTTCAACCGGCTGAGTACAGTCTTGGCGTGGCCCGGCGCCCACTTGGGCACCATCCCGGCATACCAATCGAGCGCAACGCTTTCGAAGGTACGGCCATTGATTACGGCTTGCACCTTGGCCTGCTGCTTGGATTGGATGGGGTCAATGCCGTTGGCGAGCTGCTGTTTAAGCTCGAAGCGCTTGTGGCGAGCGTCAGCCAGCCCGACCACCGGGTAATTGCCGAGTGAGGTGAGGCCCTCGCGACCATCGGGCTTCACGTACCTGAGCCGCCAGCCTTTGCGACCGTTGGGCTTCACGAGCAGGTAAAGGCCATCGCCGTCAAAAAGCTTGTACTCACGTTCGCGAGCCTTTGCAGTGCGGCAGGCGTTGTCGGTAAGGGGAGCCGTTGTGCGAGCCATAAGGGTACTTTCCAATGTCGAATTGGTAGGTATCCTTAAAAGTACCCTTATTAGCGCTGGCTACCCTCGGAATCCGACGGAACGCCAAAACGAAAAAACCCGCCAAAAGGCGGGTTTTTCGGGGGTTCCAGAGATTTTGAAAGCTCTCTATGGAACCTTGAATGGTGCCGGCACCAGGAATCGAACCCGGGACCTACTGATTACAAGGCACCTGCACACAACAAGGAAATCAATGAGTTACGTCACTTCCTTGTTACGCGCAGGCGCTTGAAACGCCAATGTTTTCAGGGGGATATGAGAGCTTGTTACGCGAGGGGGCGAGGCGTTTTTGGTGTATCGGAGGGGTCTACAAGCGGCAGGCTGAGGTCATAGATGTCGAGCATGGCTTCGTCGCGGTGGCCACTGGCTTCCTGCTTCTCTGCTCGGGTACCTGGTGTGTCGGTGATGCCACGGCGCTTGAGGTCGTGCAGGCCGTAACGCTCTTCCTCCTGGAGCACGCCGGCCTCGATCGCTTTCGTCATGAAGCGTTGCCAGGCGGTGTCCAGGCCAGACTTGCTCAGAGCCATGCCTTGGCTGCCAACTATCAGCGGCCGGCGCTCCGGCCGTAGGGGAGTGGGAAAACTGCGGCTGGTCCATATTTTCAGGCGGTAGGCCTTGGCCTCGTCCCATACCGCACGCAGGCGAGGTGTCCAGCGGACAATGTTGTCCCGGCTGCCTTTGCGGCGGTTGGTTTGGACACCTTCCTCCAGCTCGTTCGCATCGGTCAGGGTGACGACCTCGATGCCGCGGAGCCGGCACAGGTAAGCCAGCTCCATCGCGATGCTCAGATATACAGGGCAGCTGCCTGGCTCATTGCGGTGCAGCCGGCCGAGCGCCTTGGCCCGGTCGATCATATCTTCCATCACCGCCACGGATGGCAGGCGACGCTGCTTGCGCTCAGCCGGAGCTTCGACTCCCTGGGCAGGATTGCTGTCCACGTAGCCACGGTTCCGCCCCCATTGCAGGACGCGGCGCAGGTAGCGCAGAACATGGGCGGCTTTTGACGGAGTGCCCTCGGCGGCGATCTTGTCTACCAGCCGCTGTACAAGGGCGGGAGAGAAGCGGCGCACCGCCAGATCGCCCAGCGGCTTGCCCATCCTCGTGTCCTGGTTAACCAGGACATCGCGGCAATAGACATAGTCTTCCTTGGTGCGGGGCGAGAGCTCATCTTTGAACTTGGGGCTTTCGTGGAACTGCTGGCACAGGTAGCGCAGGGTGTCGCGATCGGTGTTGCCGAACTCGTCCATGATCCGGTGCAGCTCGGCCAAGGTGGCGTCTGCCGGTGCCACATTTCGCCGGCACTGCTTGCCGTTTTCGTCACGGTGAGAGGTGTACCAGATCCCGGAACCACGATGGTCAAAGTAGATAGCCGCGGGGAGCGCGGCTTGGTCGATGTGGCTTGGAATATGCGGATTGTGCTTCCGCTTGCGGGCCTTCTTCATAGGATGTCGGCGTCGTATCGCTCCGGTTGGCCGGGGCTCACGCCTCCGGCACGGTTGATGAGGTCAATGGTAGTCCAGGGCCCGGACTTGCCGCGAAACATGCGTATACCCTGCTGGATCAGGGTTCGCTCAACGTCCGATCGACGCTGGTAGCCGGTGATGCGTTGGAGGTCCTCAAAGCTGAGAACGTCGCCGATTCCATTCCCCATACTATGTCTCGCAAAAGCGCCCGCCGGCATTATCGTTTAGTGCCGGCGGGGTGATTATTAGAAGTGGTAAGCAGAGTTTCTAGAAACTACTCAGTCAGCCATAACAAAAACCCATCAACCCCGTAATCCACCATGTCAAGCGCTGAGCCACCTCAAACGCGAGGCCTGCGCAGAATCCCGTGAGCAGCGCTACTTTGATGATCGTCGTGCTGGTCATCGTTCACGCTCCAATTGCGAGACGCTGCCCTGGTCCTCGCCGAGGTCGATCAAGGCCGTTTTGTAGCAGGGGTACCCCATTCGTTGCGCGCTGAGCTCCAGTGCTTGGGCATGGATGACCCCGCGCTCTCGCTTGATCTTTTTCGCCAGTCGTTTCAATCCCTTCAGCGTCTGGGGCGGAGTCCAATCTGCCGCCAGCTCGTTCCCGGGTTCAGCTTCAGCCTCAGCGATCTGCTGCTGGACGGGCCGTGCCGCAAACTGAATTACCCCGTTTTCCTCACGGCGATCGCCGGCGAACAGATCCAGCTGGGCCAGCTCAAGTCCGAGCTTGGTTGCCAGCGCTTGGGCAGCCATCTCTGCACTGATCGTGCTGCTCGCGGTAGTTCTCACGCCTCGAGCGCGAGCTGTGTAAGTGCCAGCACCCAGGCGCACGGTGATGACCTGGTCTTCAGAAATGTGTGTGGTTACGTTTTTGGTCATTTGCGGTGCTTCCTACGGATTGGGGCTTGTTTATCGCGGTGCGATGCACAGTGATTGGTTTGGCGGTACTCGGTGCAGATCACGACGACATCGGCGCCGTCACGGCGATGCACAGGCATCGAGCTGAACGGCAGACCGGTGCAGTCGCCGTCTCGCTTGGCACACCCATCGCACCGCACACGCCGTGGGTAGAACTGAGGGCTCATGACGGCACCTCCGACAAGGCCACTTCCTCAAACATGGGCATTTGAACGTCGGCCGCAACGACCCGGATCCCGCACCAACCAAAGTTGTCCCAGGGGACCTCGCCTCCCCAGCCTTCGCTGTTGTGCAGCTCTTTGCTCACACTGTTGCTGAGCCACTCGTTCCCTTCGCTGAAATCCGCACCGCCATCGTTCAGCATCTGGCAGATCATTTCCTGGCCAGCCAGGCGAATTACTGTGCGGACAACGTCTTCGTGTTCCTCATCAAGACGGTCCTCGTGCCCGGTCCAGAAGCGGTTAATCAGCTGGGCGCGCTCAGCGGTCAGCCGGTTGAGATCCACTTCGAGAGTTACCTCGTAGTCCTTCCAGGTGTCCTTGACCTTGAATTTCTTGATGTTGAGAGAAAGGGTCATTGAGCATCCCCCTGTGCAGAGGTGCGGGCCGGCTCAAATGCCAGAAGCAACCCGGCCATGTAATCAATGGCTTGCATGGCGTTATCGTCTTCCTCGCCGAATACCTCGCGGGCCATCGCTTCGGCGCGGGAAACAGCCGATTGCCAGTCTGCTGGTGGTTCTTCCGCAACAACGTCGGCGTCCCAGCCTGTGGCTCGGCGCCGGCGCATCAGGTTAAGGGCATCGGCCGCGCCCTGTGCCAGTCCGTGATAGCTGCCGTCAGCCAGGTCATCTACGAACGTCTCCAGCGCATCCATGGCCGCAAGGCCGTGTCCCATGCTCCAGGCTACGACCTCGCCGCCGTCCACTTCCCGCGGGACGGTCTTGCCAGAGGCGCCGCGAATCACCAGGGTGTCGTAACGCATTGTGTTAGCCTTCTGTGCGCCGACTTCGGGGTTTTCTACTTGCATGTGGTTCTCCTTGGGTTTGGCTGGTGCCGCGGAGCTGCAACTCCTTGGCACCACTTTCGAATTCAGTTGCGGCGGGCGAGGTGGACGACCAGGTCGTCGAACCTGTCGTCGTCTTCCACACAGCTCTGCCAGGCCAGAACCTCAAGGATCTGCGCCCTGGTGCAGTCGTCGACCAGAATCTCCCGCTGCCCAGCTTGGAACCGGACTTCCAAGATCGAGAGCAGACCGTCGCCTGCATAGGCACCTGCGTTGACGATCGAGTGGTCCTTGCCGGCCTGGGCCAGGCGGTCTCGCTCCTGCTGCAGCTGGCTTTGCCCGCAGCCGCCGGCATTGCCCATCAAAACGTGAATCAGCATGGTGGCTCCTTGTTCAGGCCTGGAAGATCCAGCACTTGACGATGGGTTGTTTGGTGATCGTGTAGTTGCTGCTCTTGGCCTGGTGGGAACGCACGGCGCTGTCAACGGCCTTGTTGACCTCGATGAGCTTGTGGGAGCGGGAATCCTTGAGCCGATCGCGCAGCTCGTTGATGTCAGCCAGCTTCTGGCGATGCTCGGCCGCACATTTGACGAAGTCGTTGAGGTTGATGGCGATCACGTGGTCTTTTTTGCTGTGGTTCACCACCGGGCCGTCGGCGTCGAGGCCCTGCAGGTATTCGTAGACCTCCCAGAATTCCGCTACCACCGGGTGGTCCGAGCTGATCGAGGCTTGGCGCTCGATCGCCATCCGGACAAGCTGGGCACGGGTGTGAATTACCTGGTTCTCGCTGAGGTCAATCACCAGGCCCAGGCAGTCCAGCAGGGCCAACATCTGCGCATGGTTGTAGATGATTCGCTCAACGCGGATGTACCCGCTGAGCTTGTTGCCGCAGTGCTGGCAGTGGTTTTCCTCGCCCTGGAACGGGGTCTGGCAGACGAAGCAGTGCGAGTGCAAGGCGCGGAGCTTGGCCTCATACACCGGCAGGCGCTGGGCGAACAGCTCCAGGACCTCAGCCTCCTTGCGCACAGCTCGCAGCAGGAAGTTGCTCAGCAAGGCGCCGTCCAGGCTGTTCAGCCGATCGGCGGCGGCGCGGCTCTCGACGGTCACCTGTGGGCGCACGAAGTGCAGCTTCACGATCCTGGTCATGATCGCTTCTGACGCCACTACTGGGGCGTTCTGGCTGATCGCGATCGTCCCGCGGAACGGCGGCTCATAGGTTTCGTTGCCGGCGGTCTTCACGCCCTTGGTCGCCAGTGTGCCGCCACCGAAGTAGTCCTTCAGTTCGTCCCACTCGAAAGTTTTGGCGTGGGTTTTGTCGTCGCCGCTGCGGTCGGATTCGAGCAGCACCACCGGCATGCCGGATACCTGCCCCATCAAACGGCTACGGCCCGCTTTGGTGGACTTGGCCGGGTCGAAGCCTTCATACCCTTCGCGGCCGAACAGCTTCCACAGCAGGGTGAGCAGGGTGGTCTTGCCCGCGCCGGCCTCGCCGGTCGCCTCCAGGAAGGGGAACGACTGATATTTGTGCCGGATCTGCTCGGCGAAGAGCGAGCCGAACCAGAAGTTCAGCGCGACGATTCCCTGGGCGCCAAAGCAGGTCCACAGAAGGTCCAGCCACTCCGGGCTGTAGCGCTTGTCGTCGCGCTGCAGGGCCATTTTCACGCCCTTCTGCAAGCTCTTGAGCTTGAGCTTGCCCATCTCGAAGAACTCTTCCTCATTCACGGCGACCACCTGGCCGTCGCGTACAGCCACCTCGTTGAACACGTAGCAGCCGTATTCCCGGCTGTAGCCGATATAGTCGATCGTCTGGACGGTTTTGATGCCGAAAAGCTGGTCTTTCATGATCTTGTCCAATTGCTGTCCACTACCGGTGAACACGGCTCCGGCACCCATGCCGAGAAGTCTTTTCTTGAATTCGCTTGCGGTGGCCACCTGGCTGCCGGTGAAGGTGTTCTTCACGGCTGCACCGTCGTGCGGGAAGTCGACGCGGAAGAAGTACCAGGACTCGTCGGTGATTTCGTTTCGCTGGTAGTACAGGGCCTTCGGGTAGCAGTTCGCGATCTCGACCACGCAGCCGGACATGCGCAGAGCCTTGGCCCGGCGCGCCTTGTCGTTCAGTTGCTGGTCTTCTTGGCTCTCGCTTGAGTCCAATGCCTGCATGGCGCTGTTGAACTTGGAAATGTCGAGCCGCCACCAGTAGAGGCGGGAGTCGAAGCCGAAGTGGAATTCCTCGCGCTCTCGCCACTGGTACATCAGCAGCGCCTTCTCCACCGCGCTCTCGGCAATCAGCAGCGCGCCGTGGTGCTTGGCCTCGTCCAGCTCGCTCTTGATGCGATCAGCACGGGCTTCGTCGTCATCCATGAATGCCCAGCGCTGGTGCAGATCGTTCCAGTCCACCTTGCGGGCGTCTGGCTGCGGGATCTGGGCAGCCTCACAGGTAAAGCCGAGGGCGCGTGCCTGCTTGACCCAGGCCTTGGTGTACTTGTGCGCACCTGGTTCGTTGTCGAGCGCCCAGATCAACTTGGGCGTCTTGCCTTCGCAGGTGGTGATAAGTGCCTTGAGTGATTCCTCGGGGTAGGCATTGGAAGACAGTGCGGCTACAGCGGCGATGCCGTTATGCAGCAAAGCAATGGCGTCGAAGATGCCCTCAACGATCCACAGTTCCTTGACCTCCTGCAGGTCGAGGCATGGCGGGCACCACCAGTAGCCCTTGTAGCTCTGGCCAGGCTGGAAACGCGCCTTCTTCTTGCCGAAGCGTGCCGGCTGGTCGATGAGGCGTTCCCAGTAGCCGCCGTGATCGAGTGGAAAGCGTACCGTCGCCGATCCGATGCCCAGCTCCCGATCGAAATAGTTCTCTTGGGTGTACCAGCCCTGGATCAGGCCAGTGTTGAAGCCGCGGGCAAATGACAGGTAGGCCATGGCGCTGGCCGCTGGAGCCTTGTCGGTTGCCGGGGCGCGCTTGCTCCAGTCGTCGAACAGGTCAGGGTAGATTTCCTTGACCGGCGCCATGTATCGGCACTTTTCCTCGCGGCCGCACCGGATGAACCAGGGGTTGTCGTGACGCGAGAACAGCCGGCGTTGGTTGCACTGAGGGCAGGTGCCCTTTCGCATGTACTCGGTACCGGCCATGTGCTGCAGGCCGTAGTCACTCTCAAGGCGCTGCAGTACATCGGCGCGCAGCTGGTGTTCCATTGGCTGTCGAATCACCGCGCACGCTCCGTCGCTGCAGCATTCAACTGTGCTTCCAGGGCCTTGTGAGTGCGGCTGATGCCGCGCAGGTGGGGCAGGTCCTCCAGCACTTTGCGGCCGCGTTTGCCGCTCGGGACGTTGCGATAACGATCGGAGTACCAGACCTCCGACATGGCATGGGTGTACTGGCCGGCAAGCCACTGCAGGTATTGCTTAGCCTGCTGCTCGTCCAGGGTGAGTTGGATGGTGATGTTGCTCATTTCGGCCACCAGTAGGATGCAGTTTCCCCTTACCCACGCGGTACGGGGCATCGGGAAGGGGTTTATTCGGGGTGTGTCAGGCGTTGCAGTTGTGAAGCATGCGGCGCGGTAGATAGCGTGCCGGCACCTGGTAGCGGTGCTGTGTAACCGTGTCCAACAAGATCAGGCTCGGCCTGAAGATCCCGCTGGATGCACAGACGCCGACCATCTGCAGGCGCTTGGTGGTCTTGCTTTCGAACTCAGCGACGGCCAGCTCGGCAATCCGCTGCACTAGGTGCGCCGGCACTTCCAGTGAGTGCGACAGGTATTGGCTGCAGCTCTGCAGCACCTGGTGATCGCCTGACAAGTGCAGACCTTCGCGACGGAACAGGTAGGCCACTGCGGCCTGCTGCATAGCGGCCCGGTAGTCGGTTTCGTGGTTGGTGGTCAGGGCAACGGCGTTCATGCGAGTGCTTCCTCCATGTCCAACTGGTCCAGCAGGTCGGGTTGATCATCAGTTGCAGCAGATTTCATGGCTTGGCGCCGGAGGGCCACAGGGGCTACAGGCAGGCGAACAGAAGGGTTCGGCATGCCGCTCGGGCTCATCTCATGGGTCATTTCGAACTGGGCACGGACGGACCAGCCACAGGCCTCGTTCACGCACTGCAGGTAGGCAATGCGCAGGAAAATGTGGGTGCCTTCACTGGTGCGGATGCGCATCTTGCTGCTGCAGTGGGGGCATACGAGCTTGTAGGCGCTGCTCACTTCGCACCCCTTACATTGGCCGCGCTGTAAAGCTGGATGGTTGCCGCGACCTCGGCGGTACGAGCCGCGAAATAACGGGTAAGGGCTTGGATGATGGCCAGCGCCTCGCAAGCTTCAATGACGCCATCCTCGATCGATGCTGCGATTAATTGATCGATTTGCCCCAGCTTCGCGTCGGTCTTCAACGAGCGCCGGAACAGCTCCACGTTGTCCAGGTCTTCGGTTTTGGTCAGCGGCACGAACATGCCGCCGTAGAGTCGAGCGATGAACTCGGGCAGGTGTGTGGTGTTGGCTACCTGCTCAAGCTGATGAATCTGGTCATAAGTCAGCGGGCGGCTGCCGGCATTCTCGTAGACACGGTTATCGAACTGCTTCAACTGAAAGCCGAGGTGTGCAGCTGCACATTCACGACCGCCTGGGTAGGCGCAAACAACCGCGCTTACGACCTGGCGCAGGGTTTCTAGAACGGGGGTCTTCATGTTCTGGTTTCTTCCTTGGGCCAGGGGGGCTACTTTTCGATATCGCCGAGTTTGATACCGAGCAGCACTGCTGCCCGATGAGCTTCGCCATATCGGCCTTTCTTGCGACCGTTGAGCAGATCACTGACGAGGTTTTTGTTTAGGTTGTGCGTGCGACTGAACTCGGCGATGGAGATGCCGGCTCGATCGAGCTTTTCGCGTGCTTGATCCAGCGTTAGGGGGGCGGGCATAGTGTTCATCTGTGTTCAAACGTGTTCATGTAGCGGTGATGATGGTTCAATAAATTGGACCAGTCAATGCCTAAGGTTTAAAAAAATGGCCATCGGCGATCGGCTGAAGGAAGAAAGGTCGCGTCTCGGCTTTAGTCAGACGGACCTGGCAGGGGTTGGTGGCGTGGGAAAAACCACGCAGATCAACTACGAGAAGGGCGAAAGGAGCCCGGATGCGAGCTACCTGGCTGCGGTGGCCGGGAAAGGGGTGGACGTTCTCTATGTCGTCACCGGTGAGCGCAAGCCGCAAGAGCCGGGCAGCCTATCCGCTGAAGAGGCGCAGTTGATTGAGCGGTACCGCCTCATGTCTACCGAGGGACGCAACACCATCAATTCGGTCAGCGAGGCGCTGGCGACCTTCAACAAGTAATTGAGCAGGATCGGCGGGCGCCGGCCCTCGCTCTTCAGGCGTTCGCGGTCCGGCGGCTGCGACGGTATGGAATCCAAGGAATGAATGGTTTCGGACGTGCTGTAGTGCGCGGCGCTGGTGCGCTGCTGGTTGCGCTGTCGATAGGGAATGCGTGTGCTAGTGAGTTCAGCGATAAAGCCGAGCGGGCTTTTTCGTCGATCGATTCGGTAAGCGAAACGGGGTCAACTGGTAAGGTTTCGCTCAAGGTACCGGAGCGCAGCCCAACGTTTTACGAAAGTGGTGATAAAGCGAACAAGGTGTTTGCGATCGACTCTGTTCGGGTCTTCCGCGATGTACCAAAGCTTGAGCGACTCGTGCTCACCATTCCGAGAGAAGGCAAGTTGCAGACCCTGGACGTTACAAGGGCTCAAGTCGAGCAGTACTACGGCATCAGCCTGACCGAGATGGCTGCCACCCCTTCTAGCTGGCGTGAGAGCTTCATTCAGTCACACGACAACAAGCAGTCGCGTGCTGACTTCGTCAAGAAGTTTGTTACAGAAAAATAATGCCACTTTGATATCAAGTGGGCTGGTGGCACGCGGCGTCATGCAGAAAATAGGTGACTCCCGAGCGTTTAGTACGGTGCCATGGTGGTGCCGAGCGCTTGAAATGGAGTTTCTATGCTGGATCGCAAGTTCCCAAGTTTGAAGGACCTTATTCGTGTGGTGTGGCTGTTCTGTCGTAGGAGTGACGCCCAGCGCCGGCAAATCACGATGATTCTTGAAGCCTTCGAAGTGCAGGACCACTCATAGAGCATTGCCAGCCCCGGTCATAGAACCGGGGCTTTTTCATTATCCTTTGGCTTGCTGCAGTTTCTTCCACTCCCGATCAGCTGCCTTTTGTGCGGCCTCCTTGCTGTCGTACACCCGCTTGATACGCTTGGGTTTCGTTGCGTCGCCGGCTACGACAGAGGTTTCCTTGCCTGTCGCCTTGTCCCTGTAGAACGCCACCACCCCGGTGTAGGCGCCATCTTTTGGCTCTTCGTACAGCCCATCCACGGAATCCTCTGGCAGTTTGCTTTCCAGCTCCAGGCTGGTGGTGAATCCGCCGTCGGCTGTGAGGCTGTGCTGGACGTTGCCGCCGTACCAGACAATCGCATCGATCTCGCCTTTGATGCCGCGCAGGCTGTAGGTCAGTTCTGGAATCAGGTCTGCTCGGCCTTTCGCCAGGTTGTAGCTCAACGTGGCACTACCGCGCTGCAGGCGGTTCAGCTCCGATCGGGCGGCACGTAGTGCGGAATCGCGATCGCTGTAGGTGTGCCGCAAGTCCTTGACCTTGTCGCCGCCACCGGCAATCGCCTCCTGTTTTTTGGTGCTGCCCACGTCGTAGTAATAGGCCTTCACTCCGTCGTAACTGTCCCGATCGGCCTGCAGGAACCGATGACCATCACCGTCGCGCCTGGTTAGGGTGATGTGGGGTAGAGCGCTGCCGCCTGCAGTCTTGCCCCCGCCTGCGGCCAGACATACCAGGCAGCCGGCTTTCACCGAGATAACCGCGTCGTGCATCTCGCCAAGCCGGGTGAGGATGTTGGCATCGGACTCGTTGGCCTGGTCCAGGTGCGCAACAGCACGCGCAGCAACTGCAGCCGCGATGTTGGTTTTGAGGTCGTTCGCGCTGGCGATGTCGCTAAGGATCTGGCCGAGGGTAGTGGTGTTCCAGCTGCGCTCGCGCTTGGTCTTCAGGCCGTTGCGCAGATCTGCCGATCGAGCGCGGATGTTGAGCATGTCGGGCGCGCCGCTGTGCTCGGTTTCGTCAACGGTGAATGAGCCCTTGTAGACCAGGCCTGTGTCGCTCCAGCCCAGCCACAGCTTCACCACGGCGCCCCGGGGCGGTATCTCCAGCAAGCCGTCGTCGTCCGTGAGACTGAGGCTCAACTGATCAGCCTCAAGGCCACGGTTGTCGGTGAGCTGGAGGCTGGACAGCCGCGGGCTGATGCTCTTGGCGATGTCCTTGCCGTTGACGGTCAGGCGGAAGGCCGGCACTGAGTTACTGTTGTCCCGCTGCATCTCGTTCTGAACATCCCGCATGTACGCTACGACGCGCAGTTCCTCGTCAGTCACACCAGTGTCCTCAGCAGACTGATGCCGCTGCTGGCCACACTGCCGAGCAGATCGATGCGGCCGGCATCGATACGGGCCAGAGCCAGATTGAATTCAATGCGCCGGGCTTTGCCATCGGCAAAGAACAACGTCTGTGTCTCGCTCAGGCTTTCGATGACGTACAGCCCGAGCATGCGCCCGGTACCGTCGACCAATGACCAGGCGCGGCCGGTATTGGCCATGCTTCGCAGCTCATCCAGGCAGACCGGGGCGCCGGCCAGCTCGGGCAGGATGACGCCGGGCAGAGTGATCTTGTCATCGCCGCGGCCGACGAACTGCCGTGCTGGCGGTGCGCCCACCCTGTTGCTGCTGGCGTATCGCCAATCGGTCTGGCGTTGCAGTTCTTGGTAGGCGAGGGTGTGCATGCTGAAAACGAACATGCCCAGAGCGAGCATCATGTCGGTTACTCCTGATCAGAAAGGCGGCTGCGCTGGCGAGCGGATTTCTCCCGGTTGCGGCGATCCAGTTCGGCGCTGACGGCACGGGCAATGGCTTGTGGGTCCATTCCTGGTGCTGGGTGAATGTTGATGTTGATGATGTCGTGGCTGTCGCTCACGCTCGGCGCCGCTGCAGCGACCGGTGACCGATTATCCAGGCTGATGCCGGGGGCCGTGTCGGTGGCCAGCGCCTTGCCCGTGCTGAGCTGGGGCGCTACAGCTTTGATATCTGGCTGACCTACTCGGGCCTGCGCCACCTGCTGGCTCACGCTCATCGCTTTGGCCGGTACAGCTTTGGCTTCGGCGACTCCGGGTGCGACTGTCTTCAGGTCGATCCGCCCGGACTTGGCCAACTGCTGGTTGAGGGTGGCTATCTCAGCAGTGCCGATTCGGTCAGCCTCTGGCGCTGCGAGATCGGCTTGGCTCAATTGCGTGCTCAGGCTGCTGGAGCTGCTCGCGAGCGCCTTGCCAGCCTCAACTTCAGGTGCGGTCGCCACGAGGTCGAATTGTCCGGCCTTGGTCAGGTCCTGGCCCATGCGAGCCACAGCGTTCAGCGGGGCTTTAGCTCCGGCGTCGACCCCCATGGCCAGGCCTTCAGTGGTGAAACCGCCCAGCTCAGCAAACACCCGTGACGGGCTGTGGATGCCGAGCTTTTCCTTGAACCATCCGATAGTGGACTCGCCAAGGCTGGTGATGGTGTCTTTCACAAGGCCGAGGCCCGCTGTCAGGCCGCTGATCAGCCCGCTGATGATCATTCCGCCGAACTCGGTGAAGCGTGCCGGCATCTCGACGCCCAGGTAGTTGAGGACTGTAGAGAACGCCTGATACACCAGGCCGATCGGGCTGAAGTTGGCCAACACCGTGAGGATGCCGGTGATGCCCCCGCTGAATCCGGCCTTGATCTCAGCCCAGGCACTGGTGAAGTAGGCCTTCACCTGGTCCCAGTTTTGGTAGATCAGGTAAGCCGCACCGGCAATCACTGCGATCGCCGCCGCGATGGCCAAGACCACTGGGTTGGCAGCCAAGCCCCACAGAGCGATCGATACTGCGCGTATTGCCCCGAGCAGACCGCCGGATAGCACACCGATCAGCTTGCCGATCATCGGGAGCACTGTGGCGCCCTTGAGCGCGAACAGCGACATGCCGTACTGGGCCAAGGCAAACGGGCCTAGCACGCTGGCCAGGGCAATGGTCAGGGCACCCATACCTGCCACCAGTACAGCGACAGCGGCGGCGCCTTTCGCGATGCCGGCAGCCAGTTCGGGGTTGGCACTGATCCAGGTCTTTGCGGAACCGACGATTTCAGTGACGGTTTGCACCAGCTCGCGCAGTGGCCCGCTCTCGCCATCTACAAGTGCGCCGACCAACGCGCCCCAGGTGCCGGTGAGCTTGTCCAGGTCGCCGCCCAGGTTGTCGCGGAAGGTCTTGCCCATCTTATCCGCCGCCCCGGTGATGTCGCCCAGGCTGGCGGTACCGCCGGCCAAGGCTTTCAGGAATTCGGGGATCTGGTCGACAGCGAGGTCCTCAACGGGCGTACCGAACAGCGCAATGGCTGCGTTGGCTCGCTCTGCCGGATTTTTGATGCGCAGCAGGGCGTTGGCTGTCTTTGTGAGGGCCTGGCGGGCATCGGTACCACCTTTGGCGATGGCAGCCGACATCTTCCCTGCGTTCAACCCGATTGAGGCGTAGGCCTCTTTGCTCGACTTGGACATGTCCGAGCCACGGATGGAGAACTCCTTGATGGCGTCCCCGGTCTTGTCCAGGGCGAATTTGCCCTGCTTGGCCATGTTGACCAGGAGGCTCATGGCTTCTTCGCCGCTGAAGCCCATCCCGCGGAAGTGTGTCGAGTACTCATGGAGGATTTCAGGGATTTCGCCGCGCATCTGCGTCGAAACTTTCTGCAGGCCTGCGGCGACCAGGTCAAAGGCTTGCTCACTGCTGCCAGCCAGGCCGTTCTTCATCAGGATGCCGACCATCTGGATGCTTTCGGCTACGTCGATACCCATGATCTTCGAGAGATCCAAGGCGCGTCGCGCTGCAGCGTCCAGTTCCTTGTCGCCCACGTCACCCAAAGCGCCCAGCGTGCTCTTGGCTGCGGCCACGGCTTCGCCGATCTCAGCCACGTCGGTGCTTTGCCCGTCCGTGCGAATGTTGCGGATGATTTCTACGTACTGGGTGGCGCGCTCTGGCGATTCGCCGGACTGGGCCGCGATCATCGAGGCCTGATGCGTGACCTCAAGTTGAGGGGCTACCAGCGCGGCACCTGCCATCCCGGCGCCGACGCCGCCCGCGATGCCAGCAGCGCCTGCACCAGCCATCTTGCCGGCCCTGTCCTGGACCTTCTCCAGCCGCGCTTTGGCCTGAGCAGCCTTGCGCTGGGCGGCAGCCAACTGCTTGAGCCTGGCTTCCTGCTGTTCGATGGTGTGATTGGTCTGCGCCATCTCCTGGCGCAGCGTTGCGTTGTGCTGGTTGAGCTTTCGGGTGTCGATACCGGCTTCGCTGAGCCGGCGCTGGAGGCCCCGCAGCGCCTCCTGTTCATCCTTAGTCTGTTGCTTGAGCGCGTTGGTGGCGCGAATGGCCGCCTGAAACTCAGCCGTCATCTGCTTGGTCGGGGCGTCCACCGTGGACATCGCCCGGCCCATTTCCTTGACCTTGGCCCGCGCCTCATCCAGCGCCTTGGCTGTTTCCCGTGCCTGGGCATGCTGTTGTCGCCAGGCGCTCACGTCCTTTTGCTGGGCGTTCAGTTCCTTGAGGCGCTCGCGGGTTTCCTTGAGCGAGCGGGCGGTATCCTGTCCGCCCTGGTTGATTTGGCGCAGCGGCGCGGTGGCTTTGTCCACGGCGTCCAGCAGCACCCTCAGCCGTAGATCATTTGCCATCACCGCTACTCCTCACACGCGCTCGCTCGCGCCATTCCATCAGTTCTCGGACCCCCAGCCGGTCCATGTCGGCCGGGGTCCAGTGGAAAACCACGGCCAGATCGGCCATGGCATCGTCTACGCAACGAGGGATGCGTCCGTCTTCGTCCGCTTCTGCAGCAAAAAACCGGTGACCTTCACGCCGATCGCGACCAGGTCGGCCGGGTCCATGGCGCGAACCTCGCCCTCGGTCAGCTGGCTGATGCGCGGTACCAACTTGATCAGCGCGCCGACATCCATCTGCAGCAGGTCCGAAAGCTGGATGCCGCGCAGCTCACCGGACGAAGGTTTGCGCAGAGTGACGACAGACAGAGTCGATTCGCCGCGTTTTACCGGGGTGTCCAGCTCTACAGCGTTGTCATCCTGGGGCAGTGCGGTTGCTTCAACGGTGACGGTGGATTTTTCAGTGCTCATGGGTGTTCAGTCCTTACAGTTGTGGGGTTAGAGGCCGATGGCCCGGCGCTGGGCGGCCAGCATGTCGACACCGTTGACGTTCTCGACGAAGTTCAACAGGTCGATTTCGACCAGGACGGAACCGTCCATGGTCAGCTTGTAGTAGCTGCAGGTGGTGGTGATGGTGTGCTCGGTGTCTTCCCCGGCAACGGCCTCGCCCATGTCGAGGGTCTCGTGACGGCCACGGACCACGACTTCCACGGCGCTCACTGCTGTGGTGTCGTCACGCTGATAGGAGCCGGCGAAGCGGATCATCAGGCCCGAGGCGCTCTGGTTGGCGAACTGCTTGATGACCAGGTCATCGATGCCGCCGATCTTCCACTCCAGCTGCAGGCCGTCGTCGGAGAAGCCCAGGTCGGCCTTCACCGGACCGTTCATGCCGCCGCCGCGGTATGCCTCCATCTTCCGGGCGAGCACGGGCAGGGTGACGGACTTGGAGATCCCCACGTAGCTCACGCCGTCGTGGAAGGTGTTCATGTTCTTGAGTTTGCGTGGCAGTGCCATTGTGCTGGCCTCCGTCAGCTATTGATGCGGCTGGCGAAGTCCGCCAGGTAACGGTCGGTGATGCGCTGGCGGAAGTTCAGGTCCTCCAGCGGCGGTACCGGGGTGTAGTCGTAGTCGATGAAGAGTTTGCCGGCCTTGAGGGTGGCTTCGGTGTTGGCTTCCTCGTCGTACCAGGCCTCGCCGCCGATCAGGTAGCCCCCGGAGATCAGCTCGCGGAACTTGGCGTTGATGCCTTCGATCATGTCCCGGACCAGCGAGGGGTGCATGGGCTTGTCCATGGCCCACATGTGCGCTTCCGCCATGGTGTCGGCGAGCACCTGGGCGGTACGGGTGTAGTTTTCGAACGCGAACAGCGGGTCATCGGTGCAGGTCCGGCTGCCCCAGAAGCGGTACCCATCGGCATTGATGAGGGTGGTCACCTCATTGCCGTTCAGGTAGTTGGCATCGGTGGCGGGGTTCTGCAGGTCCCAGAACACGTCGGCGCTGATGCCGGTTACGCCATTGACTGGCACGTTGGACAGGGTTTTGTGCCAGCCGGTGTCCTGGTCGATCTTGGCGCGCAGGCCCAGCGCACGCGCTACAGCAGGGGCGGTGTCGGTTGCATCCGACTCGGTGTTCCAGTACTCGAAGTCAGGCCAGATGACCATGACCTCGCGGGCGCCGAAGTTTTCGCGGTAGGCGGTGGCCTCTTCCTTGGTCTTGCAGCCCGCTGCACTGACGTAGGCGAAAGCGCGCAGCTGCTGCGCGATGGCGACCAGGGCGGTGGCCACCGGTTGCGAATCCAGGCCAGGAACGCCCAGGATGCGCGGGGTGACCTTGAGACGGCCTTTCGAAGCCAGCAAGGCTTTCATGCCGGTGTACTTACCGTTCTCGTCGGTGCCGCCGATGATGTTGCTGTTGGTTTCGGCATCGGTCTCGCCGGCCGCAACCCGCACCACAACGGTGACTGGCTGAGTCTGGTCGGCAATCGCCTGCAGGCTGGCCGCCAAGGTGCCGGTCTTGCCAGCTTTGGCGATCGCACTCTGCACGCTGGTGAGCAGGACAGGGGTATTGAGCGGGAACGCGACCGGATCGGCGTCGTCTGCGGTGCAGACCATGCCGACGATCGCGGTGGAAACGGTGCGGATAGGGCGGGTGCCCTCGTTGATTTCGACGACGCGCACGCCGTGATGGTATTCGTCGGCCATGTTGGATGCCTGTGCAGTGGAATGACACTGCACAGGCTGCCGCGCGCGCGGGGGATGGGCGAGGAGATGGCCCTGTAGCAGGCCGTCCTACAGTTGCTGTTCGGTCAGCCAGGTTGGTGCCACGGGTCGCTGCGCCGTATCAGGGAAGGCGGCGGACTGCGGCCAGTCGCGCAGCTTCTGAATGTAGCCCAGCAGCTCCACGAAGCGTTCCGGGGTCAGGGTGGTCGGCCGGAACAGCTCTTGTTCGTCGCGGTGACGGTCGCGCACTCCACCGGCCCGCACCATCTCGCTGTCGCGCCAGGCGCGCTCATTCACCGGATCGGCCACCACGGCACGCACCTTCAGCGACGGCGGCACAGTGCTGAAATCAACTGCAGCGCCCTTTGCCGCCCCCTCGCACAGCGCTTGGTACAGCTCGTGGTACAGCTCCTGGCTGACCTCAATAGCGTCTGCCGGAATGTGCTCATGCACGCCCTCGAAGAAAAACGCCTGTTCACTACAACTCGCAAAAATGATCATCACACCCCCGTCAGTTGCCAATCGCTTGCCAGTACACAACGCGAACACTGTTCAAGTTGTTATCCATAAACGCTTGCATGTCGACGCCAGCCTTCACTGGGTAGCCGACGCTCAATTCCTGGCGGCAAGTTCGGTAGACGCCTTGAGCGTCATAGTCGGAGTTCCAGACGCCGATAGACGCCACCACGTTGAAACAGTTGTTGGGGAACGGCGTCGGGAAGGCTACGTCGATGTTGGCGGTAGCTACCCCGGCCGGGGTCAAGATGTAACCCCACTGCTTCATGAAGCCGCCCGGTAGCTTTTGCCAGCCATAGTTTCCCTGCAGGGAGGCGAAGCTAGCGGCGTACTGGTTGGCGGCAGTGCCACCGACGATGAACCACAGGTTGGAGCCCGCAATCAGCAGCATGTTGTCGCCTGGCTGCATGACCATCGACGTCAAACCGGCCGACGCGCCATAGCCGATCTGGTCTCCGCCCTGCCGGGCAATGGTGACCGGCACCGGCCCCCAGTTGAACAGCAAGATGGCGTCCGCCGTGCGCACGTCCGATGACAGCGGCAGCGTCAATGTCTGCCCCGCCGCCGTCCCGTAGAACTCCACCGCCGAGCCCACGACGGTCGCGGCTAGCGTTGTGCTGACGGTGTAGGCGTTGAACCGGGAAACCGACAAGCCGGACTTTTTCACAAACTCGGTAGTGGCCACCGATTTATCGTTGTCCAGTTGCGCTGGCGTGGGGGCCGTTGGGTCACCAGTGAATACCGGGCTCGCCAGTGGCGCCTTGAGCGCCAAGGCGTTGGTCACGGTGGTGGCAAAGTTCGGGTCATTGCCCATCGCCGCTGCCAGCTCGTTGAGTGTATCCAGCGCGCCAGGGGCCGAAGCGATCAGCGCCGAGATAGCTGCCTGCACAAAAGCCGTGTTAGCCAGTAGCGTCGAGTTGTTGCCCGCTGCCGGTGTCGGCGCCGTTGGCGTGCCGGTAAAGGCCGGGCTGGCCAGGTTCGCCTTGAGTGCCAGGGACGTGTCGATCTGGGTCTTGGTGTACACGTCAGTCAGGCCATAGCCCGCCACAGTGGTCGGGTTGGTTGCAGCAGTTACCCGACCGTAGGCGTCCACCGTCACGCTGCGGTAAGTGCCTGCGGCCACGCCTGTGCGCCCGAAGGCCATTTCATAAGCCAGAGCGGTGACGCCCAGGGTAATTGGCGCATCGGTCACCAGTTGCCAGGCGCTGTCGGCGTTGACCGTGCCTCGCTCTACCAACACCAGCATGCCCGGCGTTACTTCGGCACTGATGTCCGCGTCGGTGCTGCGCACCCATGCAGCAGTAGCAGCAACATAGATCCCGTTGTCCTTGGCGGCGGCCTGGTTCTTTACCAGGACGCGGGCACCGGCGGCCAGTGCAACGCCGTCCACGGTCTGCAGGCCGCTTAAAGTGATGGCCCCGGTGGTCGCGGCGACGACCGAATGCTTGAAGTCCTGCTTTGCCAGCTCCGAGGTAACCCACTCCCGGGTGGCCAGCACCACGGCAGGATCGATCTTCAGTTCCACGTTGCTGGAGCTGCTGACGATCAGGTTCAAACGAACGACCTGGGTACGCCCTGAGCCCTGGCTCAGCAGCGGTTTGAAGGTCGGCGGGCAGTTGGCCACGGCGACCAGGTTGCCATCGATGTCATAGAGCCCGACCTCGCGAATCCATTTTCCGCCCTCGTCGGCGGGGATGACCTGCTCGGCAACGATGATCGAGCTGTTGTTGTCGTCGACCTTCAGTTGGTTGAGCGGCGCACGGCGCCACTCAGCAATAAGGCTGGTCTGCGAGGCATTGGGTGTTGGCTCGGTGCCATTGGCATCGCCCACGCCCATATGAGTGATCTTCCAGGGGATGCCCAAGGCATCCGCGTTAGCCTGCTTTGCGGCCCCCACGTTGGTGAGGATCGCGTAGAACTGCGAGTTCTGGTCAGCCATGTGCAATGTCCAGTGTGTCGATGGTGTGTTCGCGGCCCCCGCGGCCGATAGACCCGGTCATCTCGATGTCACGGAGGGCTGGCGGGTAAATGTCCAGGTCGTCGCCGTCATACAGCCCGCCGGCAACGGACAGGGAACCGGTTGTTTCGAGGCTGATCGCCAAGCCGGTCAGGTGCCGGCTGACGGGCCTGGCGTCATCGATCAGCCATGTGAGTTCCTGGTAGGTTTCCTCGCTGATGCCTTCGTCGGAGACGCCAACCTTGATCGCAAACGTTCCTGGAACGCCCTCTGGCACCGTCTGAAACCACTCGATCACCTCGATTAGGTAGCCGAGCGGCTCCACCACTCGGCGCAGGGCGCCAATGGTCCCTTTGCGGGAGTGGATGTAGTACGACGACCGGATAGCGCCCCGCTTGGCCGATTCGCTCCAGCGGCTGTCCCACCGATCGACGGAAACGGCCCAGGCCAAGAAGGGCAGCAGCGCCACCGGGCAGCGATCGGGGTTAATCAGGTCACGGATGGGCACTGGTACACGCTCGATCTGAGCGAGCGCCTGGGCTGCTTGGCGTTCCAGGTCCGTGGCATTGCCGGGCAGCAGCCTCATCATTCAGCCCCCTGTGTCAGGCTGATGCCGGTGCAGTAGGGCGCCTGGCTGTCCGTGGCGTTGATGTCAGCCCAGCCGGCAAGAACCACCTTGCGCACCCCTTCGACGTGCAGGGCGGCGTGCACAGCTGATTCAGACACCTGCATACCCAGTCGGCGGCGTTGTGTTACGAAGGCCTGCAGTTTCTGCGTTGCGGCATCAAGGATCGGCTCGGCCTCTGGCCCCAGCGTGTTCAGGTAAAGCGTTGCAGTAACCTGGTACGGCAGAACCTCAGCGCCCTGCACGATGAGGCGGTCAGCGACAGGCCGGCGGTCCTCATCGTTCAGGTACGCGGAGACGATGTTGATCAGCGCCTGGTCGGCGGTGCCATTGCCCAGAGCAGATTGGATAGTCACCACGGCCACGGCGGGCGACGGGCTTTGAGCTGTGGCGTCTGCGACCCTGCCATCCGCCGCCCTGGCGTGGAAGATGTAGGAGTTGCGCGGGCCAGCAGTGCTCAACCCTTCAAACGCCATCTGCGCCCGCTCTCGCAGAGCCTCATCACCCTCAAGTACCTGCGGGATTGGCGGAATCGCTTGCGGCTGGGCGGCCTGGATCACCAGGCGCTTGACGTTGACGTTGGCGGCGACCTGGTCCAGATCGCTGCCAGTGGCCGAGCTGAGCAGCACCGCGAGGGCGGACTCGTTCACGCGCTGCCGCCAGATCATTTCCCGGTAGGCATTCTCCTGCAGCAGCTTGGTGATCGGCTCGGACTCGAGTTCTAGCCGACCGGCGATCTCGGCCTGCTCATCGGCTGGCCAGAGGCTGATGGCGTAGGCCTTGCGGTCGGCCAGGATCTGCTCATAGTCGATCTGCTCGACCACCTGGGGTGCCGGCAACTGGCTGAGGTCGATCGGTAGAAAGGTGTTCATGCGGTGCTCCCCAGCTGCAGCGGCATGCGGACGTTGAACTCTTCGTTGCTGTCGACCAGGACGGCGGTCATGTCCAGCTCAGCCCGCCCGGTCAGGTCGGGGATGTTCAGTTGCACGCGGGTTAGGTTGATGCGCGGCTCCCAGCGGAGCAGGGCCATCGCGGTAGCTGCGTACAGGCGCAGGCAGGTGGTTTCGTTAAGGGGTTGATCGATCAGCTCCGGCAGCAGGCTGCCGTACTCCCGGCGCGCAATCCGGGTGCCGATGCGGGTAGTGAGGATGTCCTCGACAGACTGGGCGATGTGCTCACGGGTGGTCAGGGTCGAGCCGTTCCGGCGGTTCATTTGGCAGGCACTCCTGTTTTGCTGCAGCCGACCTGCACGCCGCCGTGCGTATGCGTTACCAGACTGATTCCCGCGGCGATGACGTCTTGCGTAACTGTCACAAGTCCGGTCACGGCCTGGTTTCCGGTCTGGACATAGTTACCTTCGTGGGTGATGTCGCCCTTGATGTGGATACCGCCCGTGCTGATCAGCTCGGTGGTACCGCCGTCCGGCAGGGTGGCGACCAGGTGATGCGCCACGCTGTCGTACTCGACCACGGCGCCATCGGCGTAAGTGCGGCGATGCAGGCCGGCGCGATCGCCATTGGCTGGAATCAGGTCACTGAAAAGGCCGGTTACCGCCACACCGTTGGCCAGCTGACCGCTGGGCGACAGCAGCAAAACTTGCTCGTTGACGGTGGGCGGGTCCCATTCACGGTTCTCGCCCGCTCGCCAAGCGAGCCACGGCAACCAGGTTGTCAGCATTCCGCCGGTCTGGACCTTCACACGGGGCGGCACGTGTTGCACCTCGGCGACGGTGCCGAAGCGGATCAGGTTTTCCAGCAGACGGTTGAGTTCGGCAAGGGAGTTCATGCCGGCGATGGTCGCGCCACGCGTGCGCGAGCGCAGCCGGTGGCGGTTGTAGCGGGCGCGGCTACAGGCCCAGGTGGGCGAGCACCAAGTCTTTCAGCGCTTCCTGATCCTCGACAGTGAACCCGAGCAGCTCCCGGGCCTCGTACTGCGCCGTCGGCCCGCGGGCGGCGATGCGATCCCGCAAGCCGTACTGGTGGACGCGGGCAATCCTTGCGATCCGACCGGTAAACCCGACTGCCAGGCCCTTGGCATCCCCTTGCGCCTTGAGGTAGCTGGCTGTGCGCAGTTTCTGGAACATCTTCGCCTTGGCCTTCACCCGACCTTTTTTCTCGCGCAGCTTGTGCGGCCTTCGCGCCGTGTACTGGGTGCCATCGGCATTGCGCTGGGCTTTGATCCGTTGCTGTTGGCCCCGGCGCAGCTGCTGCGCCAGGGTACGGGCCAGTTTCGCCCGGCCGGCGGGCTCGATCTGGCGAAGCAGTGGGCCCGCCCAGTCTTCCAGGGCGTCGAGGTCAGCCACGGGCAGGGCGCTTCGGGTGAGGCATGACCAAGGCCATGCCGTCCGGGGCGGCAGGCGGCTGCCAGGACACGAGCGGTTCGCCATCGGCATACACGGTCACAGGCCCTTGCTCCTGGTACTCCTCGTATTGCGGTTCGGGGGCGTGGGAAGCATCTAGGCTGCCATCCGCCTTGCGGGTGACGATCACGCGCTCGGTCAGGGGCAGGGTGAGGCTGAGATCTACCTTGCTGCGGTCCAGCATATCGGCTTCGAATTTCAGCCCCTCGGCGGACTTGTCCAGGTTGACCAGCAATTCAGACTGGTTGACCCGCAACCACCCAAGGATCGGGAGCATCACGCTATCAGGATGCCCGGCGAAGTCCGTCAGGATGATCTGCAGGGTGTAGCTGTACTCGAACGAAAGGCTGGCAGCCGCGGTGCAGCGCACTTTGCCCTGGTCGATGAACATCAGCAGGCGTTCAGGGTTGTTCTTTAGGCCTGGCACGGCCTCCAGCAGCAGGTCGCGCAGGCTATCGGGCTTGTTCATGCTTCACCTGGTGCTGGTAGACGGCGTCGACCTGGGCGGCGCACTCGGCCCAGGCCAGCTCGGTGCGCTCCTGGTCAGTGAGCAACTGGCCGTTCTTTGCCGGGCTTGTCGCTGGCAGTTGGCAGGGCACCACCACTGGACAGCCACTGACGGTAAGCGTCGGCGCCGGTGATGGCGGGACGCTCCCGCAGCCGGCGAGCAGCGTCAGGGAGAGGCTGATCAGCCCATTGCCGTAGTTCATCATTCTCATGCTTGAGGTCCTCGATCAGGCGCTCGCGGTTAGCCAGGCCGGTGCGCAGCTCGCTCTGGAGCTTGAGCAACTTGGCCTGGTCTTCGCGCTCGCGCTCCAGGGTGGCTTTCAGTGCGTTGGCGGTGGCCAGGTTGTCACGGGCATCGGCCTTGGCGGTGTCGAGCTGCTCCGCCAAGCCTTCGGAAGTTTTCTTCTCGCTATCCAGCAGCGATTTCTGCGACCAACCCCACGCGCCCAAGCTGGCCAGCAGCACAGCGGTGAGCAATCCGGTGCGAAGGTCCATCAGGCGGCTACCAATCCACGGTCCTGGTGCCGCTCGAAGGCGCGCTCCAGCTTCACGTCGTACAGGTTTCGCTGATAGTTCGGGCCGTTGTAGAGCTTGGCCACCGTTGCCCACTTCTGTGCCTTCAAGGCCTTGAGCAGGTTGGCGTCGGCTTCGATGAAGCGGACGAACACCTCCAGGTGGTCCGCCTCGCTGCGATTCATCGATGCCACAAAGTCATGCACGCTGGAGTAACCCAGGCGCTGCCAGTGGTAGCCCATGACTTGGAAGCCGCCCCAGCTTGCCGACTCCAGTGCTGATACTTCGTCCAGCTGTCGGGCCTGGGCGAGGCGCTGATGCTCGGCGCTCCCGCCGATGTAGCCGCCGGCTTTCGGGTTGACCAGGTTGGGTGCCTGCTTGGCCAGCTGCTCAGCGCGCTGGTGCAGCTGCTCCTGGTCATCGTCGGATGAGCGAACCAGCTGCAAGCGGTCAAACATGACGTGGCGCTCGTAGAGGATCACCGGCTTGCCGTTGTCGAGGAAGCCGCGGCCTTTGGATTCGACCTCGTTCAGCGCATACACAGCCGCGACCGGCACGCCGAGGCGGGCGGCGGCCTGGACCAGGTCGGAATGCTTGAGGAGCTTGCCGGTGTCCAGGCCTTTAAGGCTGGCCATGGTCTTCGGCCCGGCGGCGCCGTCGGAAACAAGCCCGACCTTCTCCTGGTAGGCCCGGACTGCCGCCTCGGTGGCATCGCCAAAAGCGCCGTCTGTATCCAACTTGGCGCCTTTGGCGTTGAGCAGGCGTTGCAGCTCGCGAACCGCCTGGGAGCGGTCGCCATGTCGAAGTGTGGTCATGCTGTTCCCTCTTTGCGGGTGAAGAACTTCTTCGCGGTTGCACGGGTGAACTCGACGCCCAGCAGGCCAATGACGCCCCCGAAGAACGGGGCCGCGCTGATTGGGATGCCGATCAGCGACAGGCCGTGGCTGGCCGACAGCGCCAATGCACCGCAGAGCGGGGCTTCGACGGCCATGCGGCGGATTCCGCCGCCACCGTAGATCACCCGTAGGGCGGCAATAACGATGGCCAGACCGCCGGCATACAGGCCGGGCCAGTTGTGTTCGAGCCAGGTGGCGAGCCAGGCCCAGGTTTCAGGGCGGTCAGGCATGGGTGTCCTTCCTTGGTTGTGGGTTGGGGAGGCCGGTCAGTCCCATAGGTTCACCATCTGGCGTTCGGGGGCTGCCGCTTGCAGTTCGGGGAGGGTGACGAGCAGGCCAGAAGGAAGCACAGGCCCCTTGTCCGCCAAGCCCGGATTGGCATCGAGCACGGCTTCGACCACGCCGGCAGTGCGGCCGTAGTGACGCCAACACAGGGCGTCTACGGTGTCGTTTTGCTGGGTGCGCTTCTGCTCGGCCATCACAGCAGCTCCACAGTGGTGCGCGAGGTGCCCAGGAAATCGCGGACTGCCCAGCGCTGGTCGCGCCTGTAGTCTTCGATGGTCGGGGCGGTTTCGTCGGCCTTCTTGGCGCCACTGGCGGTGCTGTCGTAGTTGCGGTAGCGCTCGCAAACCTCGGCGCCGGCCGCACATTCGACGGCGCGCACGTACAGGTGCACCAATTGCGACTTGTCCAGGATCTGCTCACTCGGTACGTCATCCAGGACGGTGAAGCCTTCGGCCTGTTTGACTACTCGCCACTTGGCCAGATCTCGGTTGACGCTGAGGATCGCCGCGACAACGGCTGTTTCGAGGCGGGCGGGGGTTACGCTGGAGTCGATGCGCAGGGTTTCCCGCAGCGAGTCCAGATCGATCGACGGCCAGAAGGGGTCGCTGTTTATATGGCTGCCCGGTACCGAATCGCTTGGTACCAAGCCGCCGGCAATGAATCCGCTCATGGTCGTGCTCTGAATAGGTCGGCGGTGGTCGGGGCTTCACAGCTAAGCCAATGGCCGCTGATCCGCCCCGAGCCGCCGGGTTGCGTGGGACGCTCGGTTAGCTGGCAGGGCCAGCGAGTTTCTTGAGGAGACGCTCGGCCTTCTCCAGGTCTTTCTTTCCGCCACAGGCATTGTCGAGCTTGATGGCTTCTTGCAGCAGCTCGACGCCCGCTTCTACTTGGCCAGGCGCGCCCGGATTGCTCTCGTCGAGGCCTTGCAGCGTTGCGCGTGCCAAAGCCAGCTTGAGCTTGGCCCTGGCTTCATCCGGCATGTCTTGCTCTTCCGTGAGCAGGGCGGTGCGGAGCAGGTCGTCAACTGGGAACGTATCGCCAGCCTTCTGAGCGTTGAGCGCGGCCGTGGCGACTTCTTCAGCGATCAGGCAGCCGGTGGTGCGGGCGAAGCGGTTCGGGGTTGGCAGGTTGTGCTTCAGCACATACTCAGCAATGTCCAGGCCGCCCGGGAAATCACCGGCATCGAAGCGCCAGATCATCACGGTGGTGAGTACGTCGTCATGAGCACCTTGGCCAGCCTCAAGGATGCCGACGACATAGGGGACGTACTCCGGCAACAGGATGCTTTTCAGCCTGGCCTTGGCCTGCTTCGACTGAACCTGCTTGAGGCGCAGTTGGTCTTGCTGGAGTTTGGCCAGCATCAGCTCATAGCTGGTCAGGCCTTCCATCATGGCGGCCGGGGCGGTGGTGGCCGCGTCCTTGGCGGCCAGCTTGCGCAGTCGGGTACGTTGGGCAAGGGTCAGGGTCATGGCTTAGACCTTCTCGATGTTCTCGACCAGGGCGCAGGCACCGAAGTCTTCCACGACATACGCCTCGTTCGACGACTGATAGTCGGCGATCTGGTCGGCGTCCGGCTCGTCGCGAACATGGCGACGGCGCTTTTCGTTTTGGTAGTAAATCGACAGGTTGGACAGAGGGCCTACCCAGACACCACCTTCGATGAAGAACGGGGCGTCATATTCGATCGGCAGGCCACCCAGGCGGGTTTTGGCGATGATGTCGTCGGCGGCGTTGGCTTCCTGGTTGGAAGCAGCCCCGTTTTCCAGTGCCTTGAGCTGCTTTTCGTGCAGCAGGGCATGGTCAACGATTACGACCAGGTCGGAACGCTTGCGATGCCACGGGTCCAGCAGCTGGATGGCGTCGAACACCAGGGCGTCGAGGGTCTTGTAGTCGCCAGTAGCGCCGATGGTTACTTTTCCGGCTACCTTGCCTTCATCAATGACGCGTTCCGGGGCGCGCTCGCGCATCTTCTGCAGCCAACCGATGTTGACATCCTGCAGCAACGGGTTGGCGGTCAGGTCGGTGTCAGCGGCAGCACTGGTACCGTTGAAACCGATCATGATGCGGTCCAGGCCTTGTTGCTGAGCGATAGAACCAGCCAAGCGGGTCTGGAAGTCTTTGAACTTCGCCCAGGCGTCGAGCCGTGCGTAGGGGGTGGCGGTATCGAAGTTGGTTTTCTTGCAGGCGTAGGTGTCAGCAGTGAGCGCGGCAACGTCGCGAGGCTGACGGCGTTTGCCGGAACCAGTGGCGGTGCGGCCAGCAGTCGGGCCGTTTACCCCGAGCAGGATGGCTTCGCCTTCCGCTTCGTCCACGCCGATGATGTTGATCTTTTTCAGGAACGCGCTGGATTCCTGGATGGCGGTTTCCAGCTTCTGCGCCGGGTTTGGCGCCACGGTGTAAGTCTCGGTAACCGAGCTGACATCGTTGATTTTGGCCTGGTTGGCCAGGTAGCCGTTGAAGGCGATCCGGGTTGCTTTCTGCATGGTGAGTCTCCGAACTGGTGGTGTGTGGGGCTGCGGGGATCAGTAGTCGGCCTGGATCTGCCCGTCGCCACCGGTCACTGGTGGGCGTTGCGTCTGGGAGTGGTCTTCGGTTTCGCCCAGGCGCTTGACCAGCTCGTTGAAGTCCTTGGAAAGCTTGTCGTGGTCGGCCTGGAGCTTCTCGCGGGCGTTTTTCTCCGCGGTGAAGGCTTCGGCCTGCTCGGCGCCATGGGTGACGATCTGCTCGATCATCTCGCCCAAAGCGGCGAAGCTGGCGGCGTCCTTGCCTTCCTTGTCCTTGCTCTTACCGAGAAGATCAGTGACCCGCTTGCTCAGCGACGCGAACATGCTGGGGGTCTCGGTGATCTCTTCGAATTCGAAGGCAGTCTCTTCCGCTGCCGAGAAGAGGTTGTCCTTGTTGGTTTTGCGGCTGGCCAGCGAGCCGTGCTGAGCGCTGAATGACAGTGCTTCGGTGCCGAGGCTGGCCGGGGTGTCAGTTACCGCGAGGCCAACCAGGTAGGCTTTGCCGGTGTCGGCAAACTTCGGATCAACCTCGATCGAGGTGTAAACCTTCTGGCCCGCCTTGTTGAGGGCGATCAGCGCGTCGTTCGGCTCCAGCTGGGCGAAGAGGGCCAGCTTTTTCACCTTGTTGATTTCGACTTCTTCTGCTTTCAGCGAGAAGACATCGCCATACGCGCCGAACTCGCCACCTGGCCAGGCCCACTTGATGTGCTCGCAGTTGATGCGGGCACCGTAAGTATTTGGGCTGTAGGTGCTTGCCATGTCCTCGATCCAGCTGCGCTCGATTTTGCGGCCATCGGTGGTCGCGCCTTCGACGGCGATGCGAGTCCATTTGGAGCGGAATTTCTTGGCTGGGGCTTTGGTGCTGTCGGACATGCCGGGAATCCTCATGGCGGTGGCGTTGTGCCTTGCAATGAGGGGCATGGTCCGCAGCCGGCTGATTTACGGCAACGCGCTGCACTTGTAGGCTTAACGGCTACAGTGGGCGCCTGTGGGGGAATACGCGCGCGAGCGGCAGCATCGGCGCCATGAACACTACAGCCCAACCCACACTCGATCCGCGCCGCCAAGCCAAGTTCATGTACTGGACGGGTTGGCGCGTTACCGATATCGCCGATTACCTGGGCGAGAAAGAGAAGACCGTCCACAGCTGGAAGGCCCGAGACGAATGGGATCGGGCCGACAACGTCGAGCGCATCGGCGGCGCCCTTGAGGCGCGACTGGTGCAGCTGATCCTCAAGGACGGCAAGACCAGCGGTGACTTCAAGGAAATCGATCTGCTCCATCGCCAGCTGGAGCGGCAATCACGCATTCAGCGGTACCAGGCCGGCGGTACCGAGACCGATCTCAACCCTAACATTGCCAAGCGTAATGAAGGGCCCAAGAAGCAGCCCAAGCGCAACGAACTGGACGAGGACCAGATCGAGCAGCTGGTCGACGCCTTCCGAGACAGCTGCTTCGACTATCAGCTCGACTGGTACCGCGCCGGTAACCAGCGCACCCGGATGATCCTCAAAAGCCGGCAGATCGGTGCCACCTTCTACTTTGCCCGGGAAGCGCTGATCGACGCCATCACTACCGGCCGCAACCAGATCTTCCTGTCGGCCAGTAAGGCCCAGGCGCACCAGTTCAAGACCTACATGCAGGCGTTTCTCAATGAGGTGCTGGGGGTCAAGCTCACTGGCGACCCCATCGTGCTCTGGAATAACGCCGAGTTGCATTTCCTGGGCACCAACTTCCGTACCGCCCAGGGCCGGTCCGGCAACTTCTACTTCGACGAATTCTTCTGGGTGCACGGTTTCACCGAGATCAACAAGGTCGCCTCGGGCATGGCGTTGCACAAGAAGTGGCGCAAGACCTACTTCTCGACGCCGAGCAGCATGGCGCACCCGGCCTACACCTGGTGGACCGGTGAGCGGATCAATAAGGGCAAGCCTTCTGCTCAGCACATCCAGCTGGATGTGACCCATGAGGCTCTGCAGCAGGGCCGGCTGTGCGAGGACAAGATCTGGCGGCAAATCGTCACGATCATGGACGCTGAATCAAGGGGCTGCGACCTGTTCGACCTCGATGAGCTTCGGCTGGAGTACGACGGGCCAGCGTTCCAAAACCTCCTCATGTGCCAGTTCGTGGACGATGGGCAGAGCATATTCCCCCTGAGCATGCTGCAGCCCTGCATGGTGGAAAGCTGGGACTGGCCGGGCTACAGCCCATTTGCTGCCCGGCCATACGGTGAGCGGCCGGTGTGGGTTGGCTACGATCCGGCGGAAAGCGGCGACTCGGCCGGTCTTGTCGTGGTTGCGCCGCCGCTGGTACCGGGCGGGAAGTTCTTCGTCCTGGAGAAGCACCAGTTCCGCGGGATGGACTTCAACACCCAGGCCGAGACTATTCGACAAATCACCAAGCGCTACAACGTGGCCTACATCGGAATCGACACCACGGGCATGGGCAGCGCCGTCGCGCAGCTGGTGCGCCAGTTCTTCCCGGCGCTGCGCACCTTCACCTACAACCCCGAGGTCAAGACACGACTGGTCATGAAGGCCTGGGACGTGATCAGCAAGGGGCGACTGCAGTTTGATGCCGGCGCAACCGACATTGCCCAATCGCTCATGGCCATCCGCAAGACCGTCACCCCAGGCGGTCGCCAATTCACATACACCGCGGGCCGCAACGAGGCCACCGGCCATGCCGACCTGGCCTGGGCGCTCTTCCACGCGCTGCATAACGAGCCGCTCGAAGGCCAGACCGCAGCCAACACACGCATCATGGAGATCTTCTGATGGGCAACAATGACCAGGTCAGCGCCTTGCCGGCGCCCGCAGGTGAGCTGCTGGCCAACCCCAGCGCCCGAGCCGAGGCATTCACCTTTGGCGACCCGGTACCGGTCCTGGACGGGCGGGAGATCCTGGATTACCTGGAGTGCTACGACAATGGCCGCTGGTATGAGCCGCCGGTCTCGCTGGACGGCCTGGCCCGCTCCTCCAAGGCAAGCGTCTACCTGCAGTCGGGCCTGATCTTCAAGCGCAACGCCTTGGCCCGCACCTTCATTCCGCACAGGTTACTGGGCCGGCAAGCCTTCGAGCAGATCGTCATGGACCTGGGTTGGTCGGGCAACCTGTACCTGGAGAAGCGCGACAGCATGCTGCGCGACACCCTCGGGCTTCGGCCATGCTTGGCCAAGTACATGCGACGCGGCTCCGATCTGCAGACTTATTACCAGGTGAGGGGCTGGCGGGATGAATTCGAGTTCCGCGCCGGGAGTATCTGCCACCTGCGCGTGGCCGATATCAACCAGGAGGTTTACGGCCTACCGGAGTGGTTGCCGGCGCTCCAAGCCGCGCTGCTCAACGAGTCGGCCACACTGTTCCGGCGCAAGTACTACCAAAACGGCAGTCACGCGGGGTTCATCCTCTACATGACCGATGCCGCCCAGAACGAAGACTTTGTCGACGACCTGCGCAAAGCGATGAAGAGCAGCAAGGGGCCTGGCAACTTCCGCAACCTGTTCATGTACGCCCCCAACGGCAAGAAGGACGGTATCCAGCTCATCCCGATCAGCGAGGTGGCGGCCAAGGATGACTTCGGCGCAATCAAGAACATCAGCCGCGATGACCAGCTGGCCATGCTGCGGATCCCGCCGCAGCTGATGGGCGTTGTACCGCAGAACTCTGGTGGCTTCGGTTCGGTGCGAGAGGCTACCCAGGTGTGGGCGGTGAATGAGCTGGAGCCCGAGCAGGCCAGGCTGCTGCAGATCAACGAATGGCTGGGGGAGGAGGTGATCCGCTTCAACCCCTATGAGGTGCCGGCCAGCAACGGCAACTAAAGCCGCAGAGACAGAAAAGCCGCCCATCGAGGCGGCTTTTTCGTGTCCCAATGACCTTAAAACGTGCGGGGTTACAGCATAAAAAACCCCAGTAAATCCTACCACTTCAGGCCCGCTCAAGCCAGCCGTTTTACCCGTTTGGCCCAATGATTACGGGGGTTAAAGCGGAGGGTAGAGCAGTGGCTCGCGGCGATCTTGATTTGCCATCTGGCCGCCCCAGGTGGGTATGCCGCTCCCCCGCTGCCGGTTCGTCTCCATACATGCATGAGCCCTGGCCACCCTGAGTTCATGACGAAGTGTGCTGATTTCCTGGTTGAGCGCCCAGTTGATGTCCACCAGCTTCTGCATGTCTTCGTGCGCCTTCGCGAGTTGGTGGCGCGCCTGTTCGCTTTCGTGCCTGAGCAGCACGACCTGGTGCGCGGCCATCTCCTCGTGGCTGGGCATCCCCAGCTCGAACCCTTCGTCATCGATGAGCACCATGGCCACCCTCATTCAATAGCACTGTATGCGCATACAGTACCATCAAGTCAACGGCCTGCCGAGCCCTGCTGGGCTGGGTGGTGCTGACCCCGGCGCGCGCCCTCGTCCCCCCGCCACGCCTGCGGGCTAAACGTGTCGGAATTTCCGCGCCCCTGCAGCCAGGGTTAAGCCGCCCCGGGTCTGGGCTTGGGCAGGTTATGAGGTGTCTGGGTGTTCTGCGGATCCCTGCGGCGAGGTGCTTTTTGTGGCGAAGGGGGAGTTGTGCCGTCTCGATCTGGGGGGAGCCGTGGGAAAAAGGTAAGTTTTCGTGGAAGGGGCTTTCTGTGGGCTGAGGTGCTCGGATTTGTTGGGCTTGGTGGCTAACTTTTGATGGTTAGGAATGGTTAGGTTTGAGGTTAGGAGTTCTCAAGTGCCTGATTTTAAAGGGTTTTGTTTTTGAGAAACTGACTATAGGTAAAGGTTAGGAAATTACCAATATTTAACCAAAACCTAACTTTTAGAGGTCTTCTGGAAGCCAGAGCTGGAGAGGGATGCAGCCTGTTCGCAAGAAAACTAACCGACCTAACCTTTTCCCGATGGGTCAACATCAAACGGTGGTCGCCCCTAGGGGGAGGCTGGTCGAGGGTGACACGCAGATCTGCGCTTGTGCACGCCTCTTGTTACGTCGGTTGTTACGCGCATTGCCGAAACGACATGAAGAAACGCACGTAACACCTTGATAAATATGGTGCCGGCACCAGGAATCGAACCCGGGACCTACTGATTACAAGTCAGTTGCTCTACCATCTGAGCTATACCGGCAATGGGGCGTCATTATAACGATCGGTTGGCGCCTGTAAACCACTTCCTTGCGAAAGCGTAAAAATAGCCTAAGTCACCGGCCGTGAAGGATATTTTCTTACCAGCCGCGGTGGAGGGTGGTGACGCTTGGCTCGGTCTTGCCCGGGTTGAAGAACAGCTTGTCGTTGTCGCAACCACGCTTGCGGCAGGGGCTCTCGGCGCGCAAGGGCAGGCCGTTATCACCGCCTAGCTGCATGCCGGGGGTGTTCCAGTCCAGGCCATTGTGCTCCGCAGGCTGGTGGCCACTCATGCAGCCGGTAAGCGTCACCGTCAAACCCATAAGGGCGAAGAGGGAGGTGGTGATGTGGGACACGTTTGAGGAATCCATTCTTGATTTCATAAAGCAGTTTTAAAAGGGATGAGCGCCACGCAACGACGCGCTCATCCGTGTCAGGTATCGTTGTGTTCCAACAAATCGCCCGGTTGGCAGGCGAGCGCTCGACAGAGCCTGTCCAAGGTTTCCAGCTTGATGCCTTTGACCTTGCCGTTCTTCAGCAGCGACAGGTTAGCCTCGGTAATGCCAATGATTTCCGCCAGATCTTTGGAACGGATCTTGTTCCTGGCCAT